TTATTGTACCACTCCATAAAGACCTCGAAGTCGAAAGAAAGGAAGTAAAATTTTAACTGTTCGTGTGTCATGGCGTTTGTTGTTATTGTTTCTGTGGCAAAGGTAAGTATAATTTTCGACATTTGCAAGAAAAATTTGAATTATTTTTTCTTACACTACGTGTAAAATAAATTTGTATCAAAAAAATTTGGAAAATTGAAAAATTATGCTTTACTTTGCAACCGAAACGAAAAACAAGCAAGACATGAAACGGATTTTTCGCACCATCATTAAGCACCCTATTCGCGTGCTTGTTACTATTGGCCTGTTAGCCCTTGCAATCCATTGGGGTTTCTTTGGGTTTATGCTCCTCAGCGTCCCCATGTTCGCCCTGTGGGAGAATCTGCTCCCGTAATTTTTGACATGAATTTTTGAACCATAATTTTCAGACGTATGGCAAACTATACTCCGACCTTCGAGCACATTGTTATTAAGGGCTCGAAAACCGCCTTGACTTGGATATGCCGCAGGCTTATGGCCCTTGACGTGGATTTTCAGTTCTCCCACATGGAAGGCTTTCTCTCCTTCGTCCAAGCGGACTATGGCGAGGGCACTATCACCACCTTACAGAACCTTATCATGGACTGCCCGACCCACTCATGGGACATCGTGAACCAATTCGGATGCTCCTATACCTCTATACTCCACCGATAATTTTTAGACTTCTCCACCGATAATTTTTAGAAAAATGTGCAAAAAGTCAAAATAAATTTGGAATTGTCGAAAATTTTGCTTTACTTTGCACTCGGAAACCAAAACAACAGAAGTTCAACCCTTAATACTTTGCACTATGGCACAGTTTGACATCTACGAGAGCATCACCAACAAAATCCTCGAACAGTTATCCAAAGGCATTATTCCTTGGCAGAGACCTTGGCACGGAGGCTTGGAGGGCGCGAAGTCCTACGTCACGGGCAAGCCCTATTCCCTCCTCAATCAACTGCTCCTTGGCCGTGAGGGTTACTACCTCACTTGGAAACAGATTTCCGACCTTGGTGGCACTGTCAAGAAGGGTTGCAAGAGCAACATCGTTGTTTTCTACAAAATGACTAAGACCACCGAGACCAAGATGGTGGACGGTGAAATCAAGGAGGAGGAGAAACTTATCCCTGTTCTCCGCTACTATACGGTGTTCCACGAGGAGGACTGCGAGGGCATCCCCATGAAGGGCGGAAATGACGAGCCCAAGAGTGTGCTCTCTCCCGTTAAGGAGGCCGAGAAGGTTATCGCAGGCTACTATGGCCGCGAGGCGTGCAAACTCAATATCGAACTGTCCAATCGGGCTTTTTATTCTCCCTCGGGCGATTATGTCACAGTCCCTGCCATGGAACAGTACGACATCGTGGAGGAATACTACTCCACCCTGTTCCACGAGACCACCCACTCCACAGGCCATTCCTCTCGCCTCAATCGTGATATGACGGGCCACTTCGGTTCTGACAGTTATAGCAAGGAGGAACTTGTTGCCGAACTCGGTGCGGCCTTCCTCGTACAGAAGTGCGGGATGGAGAGCGAGAAGGCTTTCAAGAACTCTGCCGCCTACATTCAGTCGTGGAGCAAGAAGTTCAAAGAGGATAAGAAACTCATTGTTTCTGCCGCATCCAAGGCTGAGAAGGCCGTGAAATTCATCCTTACAGGGGAGCGTCCCACCCCTGTCAAATAAAGGGACGAGTAATGTTGTTTTTTGTTTCTGCCGTGGGCCGTTGCGATAACGCCTCACGGCTTTTGTTATATACGTTAACGTTACTAACGTTATAACGCTTATCGCTAACGTTAACGCTCACTATTACGAGGGTAATTTTCAGAAACGCTCAGAAGTGCCCGTATTTCACACGAAAAAGGTGCGGATGATAACTTATACCACCCGCACCCCAAAAGTGCGTCAAATCGCCTAAAAATAGGCAAGAATCGGATTTATCGCCTGTGCCTCTGATAGAACTTGCAAAGATGGGGGCGTTTTATGCCTTCGTCAAGGCTTTCTCCCATGCACTTGCCCTCCTTGCTGAACTCCGCAGTCTTACCAAAGAGACAGTTCTCGCAGGTGTCGGGGTCGGCCTTGGCTTTCTTCCGTTTAAGGAACTTGCCGATGTCCACGGAAAGGGTGAGCCCGAGAATGATGCAGACCACCACTCCCACAGGAAACCAAATCGGGGACAGGGCCACCCACCAACTCGCACCGAGAATTTTTGCCACGATAGCGAGGATTACCCAAAGGGCGTAGAGAATGTAGTTGTAGGCTTTCATAACTTGGATAGGATGCAATTTTTAAGGGTTTGGTAATCTTTCTCAGTGGCGGGATAGAGTTTGAGTTCTGTCTCCAACTTCCTGTTGTTATATATGACCGTGGCATGATGGAGGCCGAGCAAGCGGCCAATCTGAATGAACGAGAGCGTGGTCTCCTCTCTGAGGAACTTACTGAGGAAGGCCCGTATCATAACAACGTCAGCCCGCCTGTCTTTCCTCACGATGTCGGAGAGGGATTTTTGGTAGATTTCTCCCAAAGCCTCGTCTATCGCCTTCATGGTTTGGCTCTTGTGTTCCCCATCTTCCATGTTCCTACGGGGATTTTCAGCCACGTAGGAGAGGACGCTCTTTGCGACCTCCCCATCGTGAGCCGAATGTTCACCGAGAATTTTTGTTATCACTTCCTCGTAATCCATTGATTATTAACGAGTTATCAGAACGGGAGGTCGTCTGAGCCATTGTTGGAGTGTGAGGCGGGAGCGGATGCAGGTGCTGAGCCACCACCATTTCCGTACTCCTGTACCTTCATGTCACCGAGGAAGATGTTCTTTCGGTTCTCCTTGTCGTACAGGGCGATGGTGTACTCGTTGCCGTAGCGGTCTGCGCCATCCTTCTTCTTGATAATGTCAATGAAGATTGCCTTGTCTCCGTTCTTGGTGGTGAACAGGAGTTCCTTGGGGATTCTGCTCAAATTGAGCATGCCTGTGATTTTCTGTGCCATAGTGCTTGAATTATTTGTTAATATACATACTTTCGAGGTAGTTCACCGCATCGTCCGTGCCGAGCCTGCGCACGGCCTTGACGAAAGAGACAGAGTTTCCTGTTTCTCCGCAGACAAAGCACCGATACACGCCTTTGCTCGGGACGAGCGCAACCATGCCTTCGGTCTTGCAGTGCGGACACTTGCAGGTGAAATTTTTGCCCTTCTTGGTAGGGGTGTAGCCGAGGTCTGCCGCCACCTCTGCGATGTCCATTTCGGCCATGATGTTCCCAAAGCGGGAGACCGCCTCGAAGGGGGCATTTTTAGCCTCGGCATAGGTGAAGGTGTAACCCCTGTTTTTGGCTATCTCCATACACTCTGCGAGCGAGGTCGTGGGCGGGATGGCAAACTCCCTGTTTTCGTTGTACGGGCAGTTGTCAATAATCCACTGCCGCAGGTACTCCTTGTTGGTGACTTCTGCCACGGGCTTGCCATAGCGGAAGATTTGGATGTTCTTGTTATTCTCCATTATTTCTTCTCGTATAGTTTTTCGATGAAGTTCTTACAGTCCACCTCGTAGCGTTTGAGGTGTTGAAGGGCGGCATTGAGGATTACTTTCGCCACCTCGGGGCGGTTCTCCATACAGGAGGCGATAACACCCGCGATGGGCTCTCGGCCTTCCTCGTAGTTGGAGACCGTCTCACTGACAAACCCCTCGTGGTAGTCTCCCTCGTAGGCCATGTCAGCCACAAGGAAAAAGTGGTGGTGTCTGAGGAGGAAATTGACTATCTTGTATCTCGTGAAATCGCTAAGCATGTCTCTCCTCCTTCGTTACTCCGTCACCTTCCCCTGCGATAGTGCCATTTTTGGCCCTCTCTGCGAGTTTTTCAAGGTTCTCGTTGGCTACGGCCTCCAAGTCCCAACCCATTACCTTGCACAGGCCCGCTAACTGCCACAGGATGTCTCCCGCCTCTTTGCGCAGGGCCACCCTATCGTTGAAGATGTCAGCCTTGGCCGTGAGGAAGAATTGGTTAGGGGTGTCTCCACTGCCGATGCCCGCCTCTCCCTTGCGGATGTGCTTGGCGATTTTTGAGGCGAACTCACCCACCTCTCCTACCAAATTCAGCAACATGTATGCGGCATTATCGCACGTAGGCATGCAGGTTGTCATGGCTTTCTGCTGATACTCATTGAGAGTTACTGCGAATTGTTTCATTGTTATATTCTTGTTTAAGCGTTTGAATTGTTCTCTCGTTTTTCTCCACAAACCACGGGTTCAACTTAACCCTGTTTGGCTTATCTTCCCAAAGGCGGTGACACGTCCAACATAGGATGTTAACGTTCCTTGGGTCGTGGGCCATTTCGGGGTGCGAGCCCCTTGTTAATATATGGCTCACATTGGTTGCCCATGGGTGCTCTATCGGTCTCCCGCAGTTCTCACAGACGTGGGCGAAGTGGTGCAGGCAGTAGCGATAGAACAGGAAATTTCCTTCATCGTCATTCTTTCCGAACCGCTCCTTTTGGATTTCTCTCCTCAGCCCTATTTCGAGGTGGTGTCGCTTGTCGTACAGGCAGTCAATCCCACTCTTTAACAAGGCATCGTAGTCCTCCCGTTTAGAAATCTCCACCGCCATTGAGCAAGTCCTCCAAAACCTGTTTTGCCACCACAACGTCATTGTGGGCGTGACGGATGGCATCTATCTGAGCCTGCGAGTAAGGGACGGGCGCACCCATGCACCAAGAGCGGTAATTGATGGTCTTTGGGCACTCCAACATGGCGAGTTCAAAGGCGTAGTTCCACCATTTGATAATCTCGTCTGTTTTCTGCTCGGTGTCCATGTCGTAGCGGATGTCCCCGAAGTCAAGGAACATATCGCCAATCTCGGCAGTCTCCCCCACCCTGTCACCGACCCAACCCTCGAAGTTGAGGTCGTGCTTTTCACAGAAGGCGAGCACATACTCCATACAGAGGTTGACGAATTTTCGTTTTCTTTCCTGCGTCTCTTTCATAACGGATTTTCTAAAATCAAAAACAGGTTCTCCGCGCTCCATTGGAAAAGCCAATCTATAACCTCGTTGGCCTCCGCTTGGTCTAACTCCTCGAACTCCTTGTAGGTTGTTCTCCACTGCCCGTTTTCTCGTTTCTCCTCCGCAAACAACGGGCATAGCATGCGGACTTTGTTATATGTCTCCTCCTTGGTGAGGTGCTCCCCTTGCTCCATGAAGGCGTTCCTCAACTCGGGAATGATGTAGCCGAAAAAGTAGTTGCGGGTTTTCTCCGTGGGCTCTACGGCCATGAGTTCAACCCTCACTATCGCCACCTTCCCCTTGTGAGAGGACAGGAAAGCATTCAGAGCCTCCCAATGCACGTTCAACTCCCCGTGCTCGCCTATCCTCCCCATGAGGGTTTTGTTTCTCACTCTCACGCCTTAATCTTCCAATAGATAAAGCACTCAGAGAGCGCGTTCTGCACCTCGTGAACGGCAGTCAGTTTCCCCACGTAGCGGAAGTCTTGGCCGTTGCGAATGTCTATCTCCCACAGAGGGCCGTTGCTCTTGTGGGCCACCATCGTAGCCTCTCCCTCAGAGCGGAAGTAGTTCTTGATATTGTTGAACTCCTCAACCTTGAATCCGTTCTCGGTGAAGAACTCGTCCGTCAGTTTGATGGGCTCAAAAAGTTCGGTGTAGTGCATTTCTGAAATGCCTACCCGAATGGCGTAGCCTTGGTTCTTCGCATCCTGTACGAAGTTGCCGATTTTCAGTACCCGTTTATCCATTGTATTCGTGTTGGTGAATGATTTCCATGTCGGTGTTCTCCCCGAAGTGCTCATACATGTAGAACATGATGTCTGCAAGGGTGATTTCACCGCTTTTGGTTTTCATGATAGCATCGCTCTCTGTGCAGAGGTCGAACTCCCAAACGTCCTTTCCGTAGCCGTTCTTTACCCTCTTTTTTCTCCATTTGAGGAAGGGGTTGTAGTCGTAGGGAATCTTGAAGTGTTGGAGAGTTCCTGCGAGAGCAAAGCCGTTCTTACTGCTGACTATGTAGTGTATCATGGATTGCTCTTTGAACCTCTTTCGCCCTGTCCAACGAGGGGAAAAGGTTGCCCGCTCTGCGCAGTTCTCGTGCGCTATCAGAATCAAGGTCAACCTTATCCACCTCGAAGAAGGCGTTGATGAAATAGCCCTGTTTCATGGCTTATCCTTGACAAGCGGGCAGACCACCGTGTCCATCTAACTCAGAGAGACGCTGAATGAGCATCTTCTTCTCCATGGCAACCCTATCCACAGACAGGAGTTCTTCGCCCTTGGAAAAGAGTTCGGCTTTGAGGCGTTCCTGCTCGTTGAGCGCATCGAAAACCACACAGGAGAACAGTTTGCTCCCGTTGACTTCCACGATGAACACAATCTGAGCACGGTTGAGGCCCGTCTCGAAGTTGTTGATTACGGAGTAGCCCTTCTCCTCTAAGCGGGCTTGCAGGTTCTTGGTTGCGCCCACGATGTCACCGAGCACAGACCATTCTTCTTGACTGATTGCGTGTACCATAGTCGTTGTTGTTTGTAGGACAAATATACGTAAAATTATTAACAATTGCAAGGAAAATCCTTACTTTGTGCGAAAGAAAGCGGGGTTTCTCATGGTGACAAACTCCTCGGAGAAGTCAGCGAGCCACCACACCACGTGTTCGATGCCGTTGGGGGCGGTCACGACCTTGCGCAGGATGTTGTAGCCCTTCTTGCCGAGGTCGTAGATTGCGTCACGGTAGGAGTAGATGTTGAATTTCTCAATCATGGTTCTCCCCGTCACGGGATTACCACCAAGCATGAAGGCGGCAAGGCGGTCAATTTTCTTCTTGCTCTTTTCGAGCGTTGCGATGGTGGGGCGGTTCTCCCGAATCTTGTCCCACTCGTTAGTGAAAGATGCCATAGTTAGAATTTGATGGTGAATGAATTTGTGTCGTGGTAAGGATAACCCGCCTTATACTCTGCTACGCTCTCTCCATCGGCATCCCAAATTTCGATACGGGTGATGCCCACGGTGATTTCTGCGCTCTCAGACGGAGGGGTGTAGTAGTCTCCTCTATCAATGTGGCGGTGGCCCTCAGCGATGAACTCAACGGAGGCGGTCATGCCGTTCTCCAATACAAACTCCCGTTCCTGCTTGGGAAAGGACTGCTCGGTATATCCAAAGTCGAAGATGAAGTCGTTGTGGTCTAACTCAGAACGAAGGCATTCCTTCGCCTCGGCCAAGACTTGTTTATACTCAGAGGGTGTCATTTTCTATCCGTTTGGTTTCTGAGTGCAAATATAAGTCAAAAAATCGAGAAAAGCAAGAAAAATTTAACTTTTTTGAGTTTTCCGCTCTTTTATCGCCCCCATTATCAACTCTCGTAGCCTCAAATCGAACATTTCATCGGGGATAGCATGGAACACCAACCACTGCATTGAGGCGGCATGGTTCATCTTCTCCATGTCCTTCACCTGCCCAACGCCTCCGCTATGCCTGCCTCCCGTGAATACCCCGCCATCCACTTCGATAGCGATTTTCAGTTCGGGACAGGCGTAGTCAAACCTCCACTTCCTCGTGGGATGGAAGGGCCACTCTGCCCACCACTCTCCCCCGAGTAGTTGCTCATAGATTTTGGAGTAGCCGTTCTTGCACGGGTATTTGTTAGCCTTCGCCATAGGTCATAATCAAGTTTACGAGTTGGGAGACAGAGTGGGCCTCTCCTACGTCATGCCATCCTATAACAACCCTTCCACTGTCAAAGATAGCCATGCGTTGCATCTTGGGCCGCTTGCGGCAGAAGTATCTCTCTCCTGTGGCCGTATGGCACTCCTCCCATCCTTGCAGGCGCACCCACTTCTCCAACTCTATACCCATTCAGCGTTGCCCTCCAAGAAGTCAATTACCTCGTCATAGGCTCGGGCCTTGGCTTTCAGTTCAGCGAGGGCCACGGGGTCTGTGGTCTTGGGGTTCTTGCTTGAATTCCATAGCACCTCAGAGCGGTGCTTAAACTCGTTCAGAATCTGTTCGTGTGACATATTAAAATTCCTCCTGTTCGTCAAAAAGGTTGGTTCTCTCCTCGGGCATCGGTGCGGGCATCGGCTCGGGTTCGGGTTCGGGTACATAGGTGATGGCGTGGGTCTCCTCGTGGAAGTCTGAGTAGTTGCTATTGCCAATGAGGTGAATTGGCGTGTCGGTGGCAATCTTGCCGCCTCGGTTTTTGCGCACCCACATATCAATCTTATCGTCCTCTATCGTGCCCATATCATCCTTGGGCCTTTCGAGCATTATAACAACGTCCGCATCCTGTTCGATAGCACCGCTATCTCTGAGGTCATAGAGTTGTGGGCTACGGGCCTCTTTCGCGCTCTCTCTGTTCAACTGAGCGAGGAGCACCACGGGGATATTGCATTCCTTGGCTACGGATTTGAGGCGAGCGGTGATTTCTCCGATAACCTGCGCCTGTGTCTTTTGGCGGTCAGAATAGCGCACGAGACCAAGGTAGTCCACGAAGGCGATTTGGCAGTTGCCGCTCTGAGCCTCCAAGGTGATACGGGTGCATATCTCCTCCAAGGTCTTGGCCTTGTCGTTGATTTTCAGATTTTGGTTCACGGCCATGGAGACCGCCTTCTCGTAGTTCTCCCAATTGACGTTCTGAGTGACAATCTCCAAGGTGGAGACCAACCCTGTGCCGACAATGAGCCTCTGTACAAGTTCCTGTGCGGTCATTTCGAGGGAGAAGAAACAGGCTTTTCTCCCACTGAGCGAGGCGCACTGCGCCATTTGCAAACCGATGGTGGTCTTACCCACAGAGGGACGGGCCGCAAGGATAACCAAGTTGCCACTACCAAAGCCGCCATAGAGCATGTAGTTGAGCGAACCAAAGGGCGTGGGCACTCTCTGAATCCTGCCGCTCTGAATATCGTCCGCAAGGGTGTTGGCAACCTCCACAGAGGAGCGCACGGTCTCGTTGCTGAGTTTGTCCTCCATATCCTTGTTAAAGTCCGAGAAAAGGCTTGTAACGGCCTCTAACGGAGCACCTGTCTCCACACCCTGCAAGACCATAACGGCCTTGTTGTACGCCTCCCGTTTGATGTAGGTCTCCATGAGGGCGCAACCGAGTTGGAGAATGCCCTGTCCATAGGTAGCCTCAGCCGAGACGATATTGTCAATGAAGTTCTTGTTATCCACCTTCGGGAATACCGTGGTGATATTGATGTCCTCTCCCGTGCGGTACATTTCAACCATGGTCTCCCACACCTTGCGGTTCTCCTTGGTGGAGAAGAAGTCAGCCTTGACTATCCGCATGAGGTCGGACATGAAAGTCGAATCGGAAAGAACGGAGTTCAGAAGTTTGCCCTCCATCGGAACGGGGTTGGGCATCGGGAACTCGGTGATGGAAATCTCTCTGCGTCTCATTTTGCCTGTCCTTTAACAACTACTTCTTGGTACTGCTCGTAGGTGAGGCCGAGAGCCTCCCACGGGGTTTTGCCCGACTTCGGAGTGACGGGTCTCTGAGGGGTGGGCTGAGAGGGCTTATTGCCATGCCACTTCTCCTCGTTCTGAGCCCACGTTGCCATCCTGCGGGCGATGTCGAATGCGCCTTCAACCCTACGCTTTCTCTCGCAAAGTAACTCTCCATTGGGGCACACTTGGGCATAGTGGTTAAAGAAGGCTCTAACCATTTCCTTCCCATACTTCTCAACGTACTTTGCGCAAGCGGCTCGGAATGCCTCAATTTTTTCCTCAACAGAAGGCCCGCTTTTTTTATCTTTATTGTTAATACATGAGTTATCTTTATCTTCTTTTGTACACTTTTCTTCTTTTTCTGAATTTAGTCCGTTTTCGGACTTTTTTAGTCCGTTTTCGGACTTTTCCTTATTCCACGTATCGCAGAGGTCGGTAAAGCGTACAATTTTGGTCTTGCCATCCTTACCCGTAACCACAAAACCACGAGCCTCCAACTCAGAGAGGTTTTTGTAGCAACGCTTAGGGATGCCGAACAAGAGAGGGAAATCCTGCGACATCTTTTCGTCTGAATACGTGTACCAAATCTGTCCGTCCTTTACAATGGCCTTAGACCAAATCGGCAAGGACAAGAACGCAGATAGGGTGGCGACCTGTGTTAAAGTCAAGCCACGCTCCTGTGCAAACGCTTGGTCTATGTTAATCGTGTAGGTCATATTATCCGAGTGTTTCTATTCCTTCAACGTTAAAACTGCGCATCCGTTCCTTTGAGTAACGAAACTCTTTGAGCATCACCCAAAAAGAAACCTCGTCCATGTAATCAATAACACGGGAAAGGTCGTAATAACACATGCTGACGGTGCTTTGCGCCTTTGACGCAAGCGTCCTTATCACCTCAATTAACGTCATGTCCTTGATTAACTCTATCGAATAAAGGCGGTAGTGGAGGCGTTGATGCAACTCCTTCGGTAGCAACAGGAGGTTTGAAATGTCGTTGTTTTGCCTGTTTTGGTCTATGTGGTGGACTTCATAAAGTTTCCTGTCCCACGTAATACCAAAAGCCTTTTCGTAAATTCTTCTGTAATCCGTCATAAAGATAAAAAATTGCCCCTTGCTTGGTATCCGAACCATACCTTACAAGGGGCGAACTACAAAGTAGTATCTATCTTGCGCACTCGGTGGGTTCGGAGCACCTCGCGACATCGCTATTTCTGATTTCAATGCAAAGTAAAGCAAAAAATTCGAGAATTGCAAGACTTTTTTGAAAAATCGCACAAAAATCATATCTTTGCCATACGGATTACTGCCATAACCGTTGTTGTGGGCCGCTCTGAGGTTTTTACGAATTTTTTCCTCGGGGCGGTCTTGCATTTATCCCGACAATTTCCTATCTTTGTAGAACGGACATATAAATAACAAAGACATGAAAAAAGCAATCCTTTCGGCCTTATTCGTAGGGCTCGCAGTCTTGGTCTCCTGCAACAAAGAGACACCCGCTCCTAAGTCCATAGATAGGTTCTTCTCCTATCGAATGACAGGCAACTCCATGTACACCAAATCTCCTGCCGCCTCGGACGTACTGACACTCATAGAGAGCACGCTCCCCGAATCGGTGCAGTTTGTCCTCCAAGGCAACAAGACCTACAACTGCAACACAGGAGAGCCCGTAAACCTTCCATCGGGCACGTACAACGTCCTCTCTACCTTCGCTCCTGCGGAAATAGCCACAATCTCCACGGCCTCCAACGGAGGGTATCTCGCGGCTCAGCCCTCGTTCACCATCGAAAACCCGTCTCTGACAATCACAGACGAGGAGACTTCCTACACCCTTCCCTATAAGTACACGTGTTATGCGCTCGTGTGCGATGCTACGCTCGTGGATAGGGCCACAATCACAGACGTGTGGGATAAGACCAAAGACATCCCGTTTGTTATAAGTGGGGACACTATGGTTATCTTTGCCACAGGAAAGGCCGACACAAACTACCTGCGCATCACCATCTACCCGAAGGACACCGACATCTACAAGGTAACAGAGTACACAATCTCTACGAAGGTAACAACCACGCTCGGGTATGCGGAGTGGGGCAAATACTACCTCCTTAATCCCACAATGAACGGAGCGCAACCGAAGTTGATAGGCTACGAGTTGCCAACCTTTCAAGAGGGGCAGTTATTCTGATTGACGGAGGGGTTCTTCCCCTCCTTTTTCTTGACTTTTTGCCCACTTTCTTCAAATTTTTCTTGCATAATTCAAAATTTTTGCTTACCTTTGCATCCGAATCCAATAGGAGAAAGCAAAGATATGACATTCAAACTCAATGAGGCAATTGCCTATGCCAAAGAGAAGGGTCTCGTTGGCAAGAAAGAACTCACAAGCCTTGCAGAGGTATTGTGGCCCGATAGCAACTCGCACTCCGCATATATGAATTTTCTGAACCTCAAAACGGGGCGTTCTAAGAAAGTGGACATCGAAAGCGTGCCCACCATCTGCCGAATCCTCGGTGTGAGCGCAGACTTCCTGTTTGGTCTTACGGACGTGCCGAGCATCGCTCCCAAGAAGGAAGAAATCGCGGACAAGGCCCGCGAAATCGTGAGCATAGTAAGTAACCTATAACAATCCCACAATGGACGAAAAAAGCAACCTTGGCGCATTCAACCTTGCGCCCGATGTGACTGCCGAACAGATGCAGGCAGTTTTCTTCGACCCTAACGCACTTCGCGTGCCGAACTTTCGCCTGTACCAACTGAACACCCGTGGTACTCGCTACTACTACACCCTTGACGATGAAGGTGTGCCCACCTTCTACCCGTCCGTCACCACCATTTTGCACGAGGTTTCACCTCGTAACCCTTTCCTCGAAAAGTGGAGAGCCGAAATGGGCCTTGAAAAGGCCGAGGCTTATACGCAGGAGAGAGCCAACTATGGTACGTTCATGCACGGGCAGATTGAGAAACTCCTCGTGGCCCGTTCCTACGACCTTGACACGCTCAAAGCGGAACTCGCCAAGTACGTAGAGAGAGAGCAACTCCCCTTGTCCTTCGTGAACTACGCAGAGGACTTAAAGAAGGACATTTTGGCCTTCGCTCAGTTCGTGATTGACTACGATGTCCGCCCCCTGTGCATAGAGCAATCCCTGTACTCTGAGAAGGGCTACGCAGGCATGATAGACCTCGTTTGCAATATGAGGGTCTATACCAAGGACGAGGAGGCCAAGGCCCGCGAGAAGAAGGGGGAGAAGTGGACGGAAAAGGACGAGGAGAAGTACACCGCCCGTATCATCGCCATGGTGGACTTCAAGAGTGGTCGCAAGGGCTTTTACGAAAGCCACGTTTTCCAACTCTACATGTATAAGGACATGTGGGAGGAGCACTACCCCGACATTCCCATTGAGGGGGTGTTTAATTGGTCTCCGAAAGATTGGCGTAAATCGCCCTCGTACAATTTCGAGTGTCAAACGGACGCTCAGAATCCCGAAATTGCAAAACTCCTCTTGGAGCAGTACAAACTTCGGAAAACCGAGACAAAATCATTTACGCTCGTGAGCGGTGTTATCAATCTCTCAGAGGGCCTCTCCGAGAACTTCCGCTCCCTCTCTTTGGAGGAGTTGGTAAAGGAGAAAAACACCGACAAGGAGGAACAGGACGATAGCCCGCTTTTCCCCGAGAACGAATAAGTATCACCGAGGGATAGTGTAACAGGGGTTTGGCCACCCTAAACAACACGCTCGGGACAAGCCGAGAAATGGCGTGAAAGCCGACCTCCCTCTTTCTTTAACAAGCAACACCATGGCAGGAAGAATCCTTAATAACAAAGAACAGAAACGCCTTCCGTTCCCTATCGTGGGGAAGGTGAAGATTGGCGAACTTGCCACCTCCTCAACGGGCAAGCAATATCCCCGCTCTTGTGAGTGGTTTATTCCCTCGGGAGACTATGCCCCGCTATTCAAGCAAGCCTACGGGGAGAAACCTTCCACCATTCAGATAGTATTCCCCACTGACGATGCGGAACTCGTTTGCAGGGAGGAATACGTACTGAGGGACAATGCGGGCAAACTCGTAGCCACAGGCGATGGGGAAACGTTCAGAACGTGGTCGGAGAAAGCACAGAAGTACATCATGGTCTCCACTGCCGAGCAACCCGACATCATGGCTATGTTGGAGAAACACTACAAACAGGAGTGGAAGATTACCCTCACCCTCGTTTTTATTCTCCCTCTTGTTAGAGGCGTAATGGGGTGTTGGCAGTTCCAAACCAAGGGCAGTGCCTCTACCATCCCGCAGGTAAGGGATGCCTTCGATGCTATGATAGAACAGAACGGGAAGGCCGCAGGCGTTATCTTTGACCTGTCCGTCAAAATCCACAAGAGCAACAAGCCCAACGACACCTCCAAGTACCCCGTGGTGACGCTCGTACCCAACGAGAGCCAAGAGAACTTGCAGAAAGTCCATGATGCCCGAAAGCCTATCGCACTGATAGATGCACCCGAAAATGCAAAAAAGTAAAGTTTTTCTTGCATATTTGAAAAATTTGACTTATATTTGCACCAAGAAAACCAAAACAAACGGAAAATGGAAAAAAGCAACTACACTCCGCTCCCTGTTTGGGACATCATTACCCACCTCACACAGATTGTCGGCAAGACCGAACCCGTGAGGAAACGTCTCTCCGAGGCAGGTTCTATCCTCCGTAGGCAAATCTATCAAGATGGCCCTGCCGAATGGCTCAAAGGACAGAGCCCCCGATGCAAGAAAGAGGGCAGAATTTCCTCTGACGAACACGCTCTCCGCAACGTGCGCAACGCCATCGAAACCCTTGCGGAAAACACCCACCTGTTACAGGAACTCGAATCTGCGGGTTGGGACTACGAGAATTTTTACAAAAAGTACGACCATGAGTAAATCGCAGGCTTGGAAGGACAAGAGGGAGAAATATATCTCCGCTCGCAGAGCCTTCGCCAAGGAGCAAATAGAGGCCCTTGGCTACCATGTGGAGGAGGAAGATAAGTACACCCTCGCATTCATGTACCACTGCCACGTAATCCGCTTTTTCCCCTATACGGGAGCGGTTATCGGACACGGGATGCCAAACGGCATGAGAGGGCTGAAAACTCTGCTCGAAACCATCAAGGAGAAATAACCATGAAAGTCGAAGAACTGAGGCTCGGCCAACGAGTGAGAATCAAAGATACCGAAATGGGGGGGGTACACATTTCGCCAAGGTAGATAGTTTTACCCCCGATATGTTTAACGGGCAGACGTTGGTGGTCGTGGAGGTGCTTGGAGAATTAAAAGTAGTCCACCCCGAGGCGTTAATCCCACTGAAAACGAAAAAAGCAAAACAATGAAAACGGAACAGGAAAAGCATGAACTCTCCGTCAACTACGTGGAGAACAATTACCCCGACAAGGTGGAGGGTACTTTCGATAAGCACCAAGTCGCAGGTGCATACGTTATTGGTTTCAACGAGGGCTACAAAGAGGCCGAGGCTGATTGTAACGATACCACCTGCCTTGGTGGTTGGCTCGCTAAGTTTGGCGTTCTGAGGAAACTTGCTGAGAAGGCCGAACTCTACCTCACTGCCGAAATCGGCTTTATCTACAAGACTGCCGATGTCACCATCTACGAGTACAAGAACAACACCCTCGGCAACGCAGTGTTCAGAGCAAACAAATACCACTCGGGGAACACTGCATACCGCATGATGGAGTTCCTGCTGATGGCCGAGGAGTTTATCTACACCTATTCTGCCGACACGGAGGCAAACCTCGAAAAGAAGATGGAATCCCTGCGTGCTGAGTTGGCCGCTACGAGAAAGAACCTCGCAAAAGTGCGTAAACTCAACGCCACTAAGGAGAAATAATGGAGAAAATTACCTACCAAGTTATCGGCATAGTCTGCAAAACTCCCTGCCCACATAAGCACCTCGGACAATCGGGAAACGTGGCATACGTGGGAAGTGCGAGTTGCGGAGAATGCAAAAACTTTGGAGGAATGACAAAAGAACACGTAATCTGTAATTCAAAGTAGCATGTTAGAACTGATTATCGTAAGCGTTATTATCTCTGTATTCACATTGTTCTGCATTTTCTTTTGTGGCGCATGGTGGCACACTCAGTTGGATGAGGGTGGTAGTTTATTCGAGGGGGATGCGGTTTGGCTCTTTATCGTCACTGCGCTCTGCATCGGCATGACTATCATGTGTTGGACGGAAACAGGAAAGGCGAGAGTAAAAACAAAGACACTCCCCACCATTGAGCGCAAAGTCACTCTGATGGAAAAAGAGGGAGAAATCAAATCAGACACCTTGTATATTTTCAAATTTAGGGAGTAATATGGGACTTGAAAAAGCAATAGAGCACGGCAAGGAGAAACGCAAGCCGTACAAGGGCGCAAAGGCCGTTGACTGCTCCTGTCGTAACCACGGGACTTGTGAGTGGTGCAGGGGAAACCGCACCCACAATACCAACAGGAAAATGGAGAAGGCAAAAGCCGAAATGAAGGAGGTACAGTAATGACAACGAAAGACCTAATGATAGGTGACTACGTTACCTTCGCAGACTGCCAAAATGACGATGCCCCCTCTATCGTAAAAATCGAAGGGTTGGGCTACCAAGGACGGGGCGTGGTGGAGGAGGCTCTTATAACCGTGGACGGAGACGAGCACGGCTTTGACCTCGCGGAAATAGACGATGAATTTGTGGGCATCCCGCTCAAAGTGGACATGCTCAAAGAGTGGGGCCTTGGCTACGAGGAGAGCGATAGCGAACTGACACACCTCTATCTCGGAGAGCCCCACTTCTGCAAGGATATGGGCCTCCATATCGGCACAGACCGCAAGGGGCATTTTTGGCTCAACTATCATAACAATAGCATCTACGGGCTGAGGTATGTGCATGAACTGCAACACGCATTTCGCCTGCTCGGGATTGAAATAGAAATCGTGCTATGAGAATCCAAGATTTAATGGTCGGAGACATCGTTTCTGTGAACGGATGGCCCGCCAAGGTGACAAACATTGTTACCAATGACGAGAAGGACGATGAAGTCCTGTTGCTTATTCGAGAGGCGAAATACGCTGAGTACGAGGTGTACTACGCATGCGCGATAGACCCTCTACCGATAACACCCGATTTTCTCAAAAGAAACGGGTTCACAATTACCGAGAGGGACACATGGTTCGAGCGTTACACCTCTGTTGAGTTTAAGGACAAGGTTATGAATGCCATGGCCGAGTTCACGTACTACGTGCGGAGCGTTGGTACAGACACCCTGTTCAAGTGTTGGAAAAAGCCCGAATCTTGCGATGGTGAGAACGACATCCACATTTGTGACTTGAAGTACGTTCACGAATTACAACACGCCCTTCGCCTTTGCGGAATCGAAAAAGAAATCGAATTATGAAACACACCTACGTTTACATGCACCTCTTTGAGGTGAACTCAGTGCTCGTTGCGGCCAATACCATTGACGAGGCCATAGCAATTTGGAGGGAGGCCAACCCCGACCTCGAAGTCAAGGGGGCT